CTAAATCAATATTTGGAGATACTAATTCTGATGAAAGAAAATACTTACCATTAGCATTTGGAACTGTTGCTACAAACTTTACTAATATGATTAGTAAAATTCCTAAATCTCCTAAATTTAATAAAGTAAAAAATGGTGCATTTTATAGACCATCAGAAGACACAATAAATCTAAGTGATTTTAATATTGAAAATAACCTAAGAGCAAGACGAGTATTTGCACATGAATATGGACATAAAATAGATCATAATATTGGTACATTATTAATGGCAGATAGAAAACTTGGAGAGAAATTTATATCTAATCCTAATAAAGTTTTATTTGAAACTACTGGCTTTAAAAAAACATTAATAGATGATGTTTTAGATAAATCAAAAAATCCTAAAGGATTACAAATAAGTAATTCAGCACAAACACAAATTATGGCAGATAGAATTAAAATAAAAGATAATATCAAAGTTGGTTTATCAGGTTATACAGATGATCTCATTGAATTAAACACCAAATCACAAGGAAAAACATTCGATCAAAGGTTGGCGATTAGAACAAAATATCTTGATGATATTATAAATGCTAAATCTTTTCCGTTAGATAAAAACGAAGTAATAATTTTATTGAGAGAAAGAAATCTTACTTATGACCCAATGCTTTTAGATACTATTGATTTTGTAACAGCAATAAAACACAAATTAGTTATATCAAGATATGGCAAACCTCTTAAATTAAAATTGAAAAGTGGAGAGTCATTTAAAGCATCTACAAGAGATGCTGGTAAAGGTTTTGATTCAATGTTTGCAGATTATGTGGGTGCAATAAGTGATAATGCTATTGGATATGGTCATAAACAATCATATTATCAAAAATTTTTTACTACAGAAACTGTTAAGAGAGGATATGGAGAAGTTACTTATGGTCACAGTACAGAGGCTTTTGCTAATTTCACAGCACTATCAAATACAGATAATAAGGAGATTTATACAAAATTAATGAACTATTATGCACCAGAAACAACAAAAATTTTCACACAAATATACGAAAGGAGTAATTTATTATAATGGAATTGGAACAAATATTAGCAGAATATATAGATAAATTTGGGGATGAGTATGATATTGATACTGCTCTTTTAACAGATGATGCAAAAGAAGATTTAACCAATATGTTAAAAAAATCTATGCAGATTAACGAACCAATATCACTAAAAGAATTAAACGATTTTTTTGGTTATGACCCAAATGACCCAGAGATATTGATTTAATCAAAAAACATTGATATTAAGCAATAATTAACAACCAATAGGAGACTAAAATGTCGGAAGAAAATAAGGTCAATCAGCCGTTAAATGATGCTCAAGAAGTTGAGACAAAACAAACTGATACAGAATCAAAATCTGATAACAAAACTTTCACACAAGATCAGCTTAATACTATTATTGAGTCTAGAATCATGGCTGAAAGAAGAAAATACGAAAAGAAAATTCAGGAAGAAGAACAACAAAAATCTGAATTGATTAAACAAAAGCAATTAGAAGAAGCTAAATCTAAACAAGAACTTGAAAAGATTATGCAAGAACGATTAGCAGAAAAAGATCAAGAACTACAAAGATTTAGAGATGAAATCAAAAAAGAAAAAATTGATAAATCTATTCTTTCTGTTGCATCTGTTAATAAAGCTATCAACCCAGAACAAGTTGTTTCTTTACTAAAATCAGAAATACAATTAGCTGATGATGGTAGAACAGAAATAGTTGATAATAATGGAAACATAAGATATAACTCAAAAGGACAACCTTTAACGATTGAAGAAAGAGTTAAAGAATTTTTAGATAGTAACCCACATTTCCGTCAAGGGTCTCTGTCTGGTACAGGAAGCCAGAGTGCTATCGGTGGTAATAGCCAAAAACCCAGAACAATAGGCGACTTGGATTTGAATAATCCTGCTGATAGAAAAGTTTATGCAGAAATGCGTAAAGCTAGAGGTGGGTTTAAACTCAATCCTAAATTAACAATTAACAATTAACTAATAGGTAAATAAAATGGCAAACGAAACAACTAGTTCAACATTGTCGGAATTATATACAGAGATTATCCAAGAAGCGATTTTCACTTTTCAGGAAACTTCTGTAATGAGACCACTTGTTACTACATACAATATAACTGGACAAGGTAAGCAAATCGCTGTTCCTGTATATCCAGTTGTTAGTGCATCTGCAGTAGCAGAAGCAACTGACTTATCAAACACAGCAATCAACCCAACAGAAGCTACTATAACTGCATCTGAAGTTGGTGTAATGACAACTCTAACTGACTTAGGTAGAGACTCTGCATCAAGAGATGTTGCGGCTGATGTGGGAAGATTATTTGGAGAAGCATTAGCTAAAAAAGTAGATAGTGATTTAGCGGCTTTATTCGCTTCATTCGCAACTGGTAATGACTTAGGTGCGGCTGGAACTGAATTAACTGCTGACTTACTTTTAAAAGCTGAAGCTACTTTAAGAGCATTGAATGTACCAAGACCTTACTATGGTGTATTCTCTCCAAAAGCTATGTTCAACTTGAAAAAATCTTTAACAAATGCTGGTTATTCAACTGGTGCAAATGCTATGAGTGATGTTGCAAATGAAACATTAAGAAATGGCTATGCTGGTACAGTATTTGGAATCGATTTATTTGAAAACGCAAACATAGCGGCTGACCAATATGATGATGCTGTAGGTGGTGTATTCCATCCACAATCATTAGGTCTAGCTATGAAAGCTGACTTCTCAATCGAGACTCAAAGAGATGCTTCTTTAAGAGCAACTGAGATCGTTGGAACTATGACTTATGGAACTGGAGTTATCAAAGATGACTACGGATGCCAAGTTACAACTGACGCAGCTCTTTAATAATTAGAGTTATTAGGTGGGGGAGAAATCCCCCATCTATCAATTAGGAGATTTTATTATGACAAACTTTACTGGTTTAAATGTAATCACAACAACTGATGTAACGAATTATCAACCTGACGCATTTGACTTTGGAATAGCATCAGGAGACGCACAAACAACTTTCTTTTTAGCACAAACAACAAACGATATTTTAAGAGATTTAAGAATTAGATGGTGGCAAACCTATAAGCAAAATGTATTTACAGATATAACAATTTTAAACACAGTAGAATTAGAAAACGATAAAGTTAATTTAGATCAGTTTAAAAGGGCTGGTGTATATTTATTCTTAGGTAAATTTCTTTGTCCAGCATTAGCTAAATTTAGACCAGAAACAGAAAAAGATAGATTTGAAAGAATGTCAGAACATTACATGAGCCAATACAATGTTGAGTTTCAAAAGATATTAGAAGATGGTGTAGAATATGACTCTGATGATAACCAATCTATCTCTGTTGCTGAACGAGAAAACTTACACGGCTATAATAGATTGCAGAGATAATGGCTGTAGATTTAAAGATAAAATCTAACTCCAAAGAGATAAGCAAAAAGTTTAAAAGGCTACAATCTAAACTTCCAAGAATAATTGATCAAGGTGTTAAACAAGGTGGTTTTCAATTATTAGATATTATTAGAACTAAAACACAAAAAGGTATTGATTTTAATGATAGACCTTTTGCACCATATTCTGAGGGTTATTTAAGAAGATTAAATCGTGAGGGTAAAAAAACAGCAGTAGATTTATTTTATACTGGTAGAATGTTAGGAAGTTTAGGAACTAAAAAAACAGGCAAACATAAAGTTTCAATAAGTTTCAATAATGCAGAAATGAGACAAAGAGGATTATTTAATCAAGTATTAAATGAACCAAAAAGAGAATTTTTTGGCTTTAATAATAGAACAGAAAAGATTATACAGAAAACATTTAATAGATTTGTAGAAAAAGAATTAAGGAAGTTTAGAATATGAGTGTAAGAGAAAATATAGCATCTGAATTATTGTCTACTATTTCAGCGATTAGTAGCCCAGCAATTAAAAAGGCTACAAGACAACCATTTATATTAGATGAATTATCTGAACAACAATATCCAGCAGTTATTGTACAAACATCTGAAGAAAATAGAGATGATGCTGAATTAGGTTCTGGTGCTAGAACTAGAACAGGTACTATTGATTTTGTTATATTAGGCTTTGTAAAAGGTGCAGAAGCCAATATAGATACTAAAAGAAATGAATTAATAACAGCTATTGAAACTGCAATAGAAAGTGATATTACTCGAAATGGTAACGCACTTGATTCGGAAGTTATCCAAGTAGAAACTGACGAGGGTAGTTTATTTCCAGTTGGTGGAATAAGAATGACGATTAGGTGTATGTACGAATATCAAGCTGGAACACCATAGGAGATAAAACATGAGTGAAAAATTATTAAACAAGATACTTAAAAAAGTAGATCAAATAGAAAAGATGCACGATAAGGAGTCTATACTTTGCGAAGAAGTAAAAGACTTAATTGAAGAAATCAAAGAAAACTCTTTAGAAGACGATAGTAAATCTTGGGAAGAAGAAGATGTATCTGATGAGTTTGAAGAAGATTTTGAAGAAGATGAAGAAGATATTGACGAAGAAGACGATAAATTGTAAAAAGCACTATGGCTAAAGATATTAAATTATACAAAGGTAATTCAGAAATAGTTATTAATGAAACAAACCTTGAACATTATTTAAGACTAGGCTATAAGCAAGAAAAAGAAACTAAACAAAAATCTAACAAGGATAAAAAGACATGGCAACACATCACGGAAAAGAAGGAGTTGTAACAGTTGGTGGAACTGAAATGGGCGAAGTTACTTCGTTCACTTTAGAAACTACTGGAGATGTTGTAGAAGATACAGCTTTAACTGATGCTACTAAATCATTTTTAGCTGGTAGAACTTCATTCTCAGGAACAATCGAAATGCACTTTGATGAAACTGATACTCAGC